CAAAGTAATAAAAGATAATAGAATCTTGCCAGAATTTTGTCTAATTCTCTCTACTTTTAAGTCATAGAATCACTTCCAAATCAGGATGATGACCGTTTCGGTAATAATCCGGTCAAATGGAAAGATGTTTAAATGTTGTAGAATGATTAGATTAGCTTTAAAGACTTGGTGCGGAAGTATACAATAGCGGTCGATAATGAAAAGGTGACGTAAAGCGATGGTAACTTTAAGTAAAGAAATGAACACTAGCGGAGAAAGCTCCGTGGGACTAACCACCCAGGCTAACTATCACGGGCAGCAACGACCGGCGTCCTTATCGGTCAATCAACTCTTCGAAGGTGAGGAGTGGAGGTACGCATGAGCGTTGGTAAAACAGATTCTAATCAACTTAGGCCTGTGTTAAAGGAAAAGATTCCTAGTTTGCTAGTTTTTGACAAATCACTGAAGAAAATGTCAGGTGTTAAGTCAATAAATAGATCGGGGATGTCGAAACTGAGAATACCGGATGATATTCTGAGGACACCACCTGGTAATAGAATGATTAAACACAAGACGCGATTAAACGGTGAACTTTCTTCATATGTGAAGAATAATTTTGATGGTCAGATATATGATATTCTGATGGGATTCGTAATGGACGAGAAGTATTTGATTCCTCGTTCGTTGTACGCGATTGAAGACACTAAAGTCAAAGTTCCTTGGCTCCCGTATGAATTAGAGGTTCGTGGTGTTTCAGACCACGTCTTGGCCTACACACAAAGGCTTCGTACGTATGATACCGTAATGACGTCTCAACTAAGGGACAAGATGACTGAGGCTGTTACTAGATTTCCGTTACCACCTTCGTATCAGAACGTGGTAGATAAATCGGAATGGATCAGTCGTATAAGGACGGGGACCAATTCTGGTTGGCCAGATTGGGTTACTACTGACCTAGAATACAGGTCTGAAATAGTAACCAAATATAAACCAGATCTCACCTCTTTAACAACCCCAGATAAGACAATATTTACATTGTTCTACCGTACCCAACCAGGTAAGTCTCGTGCGGTGTGTGGAGGAGACGCCAGACTCAAAGTTGTAGGAGGCTTCACAACTCACACCCTTACCTCCCTCATTGGACCGTCGGAAGGTATTGCTTGGGGGGATTATACGAACATTTTCTCAATGATCAATGATCATTATAGAACATCAAATTCAGTAATTTCTCTAGATTTTTCAAGACTAGACACCACGATTAACCGTGATTTACACCATCACGCTCTTGATGCCGTAGGTAAACTTTGGGGAACCAAAGATGTTACTTGGGAACATTTCTTTGAAATGTACAAGAAAAGTGTGACCGATAATGCTTGGTTATTTGTTGTACCAGGGCTTATGGTCAAGGTGGAGGATGGGCTATTAAGTGGTGAACCCTTGACTCAATTTACTGATTCCATAGTAGTAATGGGAGTCACGTTGTTGGCTGCCGATTATTGTGGATGGACTTTAAATGGGTATACTACCTTAGGGGATGATGTCATTATGTTCATAGAAGAAGAATGGAATGACAAAGAAAATGAGAAGTTTCAAAAATTCGCAGATGAATTAAAGAAAGAGACTGGTCTAATAGTAAACGTGGAAAAGAGTTTTCCAGGTAATATAGGTGAGGGCGGTGTAGGAATATTTTTACAATATTTCATTACACCAGAAGGAATATTCGGACATCCCTTGAGAAAACCACATTCCCTGGGATTTATGGAACGTGATTCCAGTATAATCAAAGGAGTTGATTTTCACAAGTTCGCAAGGTCTGAAGGCGCAAAAATAGCTTATTTAGTTAGGAGTGCACAGATAACAGCCAGTGTGACAGAAGAAGTTCCAGGTGTGGAAGAATTCATTGGTATAATGCAAAAATATGACAAACTTTTGCAGGATCCTGAATTGGTTGAGAAATCACTCAATGCAGCGAAAAAGTACCAAAGAACGACAGGTGGAGAAGTCGCCACTATAAACATCGATCCAAAGTGGATTATACCATATCTGTAACCAAGGGGAGACGGGTACGGTGAACGGAACCTCCGTGACGCCGTGAGTTAACTCGGGTATGTAAAGCCACTTTACCCGAAACAGGGACTAGGCGAAACCCTGATTACTGGTCACCCAACCAGTAACCGTGGAAGGAACTCGGTGCGGGATTAGGTTTCTCCCGT